TGTGGCGCCATACTAAGATTGTTGACGATTTTATTGGCGTAAACCCGATAACCGGAGAGAAGGAAAAGTATTTAGAAGTTCTTTGCTACTTCGGATCAAGTACATACGACAGCAAGGAATTTTCCGTACTCCTCAACGGAGTAATTGAGGACATGGCAGAGCTTGGACTGGAAAGACCTACGGACGAACATCTGAAGGCAATAATTGAGGAGGTAAATAAAAGAAATGAAAGTGCATAAATTCACGATTCCAGGGAGACTGGACGGCATGAATGAGATAATCGCCGCCAATAGAAAGAGCCCTTACATAGGGGCAAAGGAGAAGCGGAAACAACAAGATATTGTTATAAGGGCAATTCGATTCCACCGACTAAAGGGAGTAAGAAATTACCCGGTAACAATCAAACTTGATTGGTACGAAAAGAACGGCATGAGAGACCCGGACAATATCTGTGCAGCCAAGAAGTTTATCTTTGATGCCTTGCAAGAAACGGACGTGCTGAAGAATGATGGATCCGCAGAGATAAAGGGGTTTCGAGAAGATTTCCATATAGACAAGCTGAAGCCAAGAATCGAGGTTGAAATAGTGGAAAATGAATGATTTCTTTGAGGAATACAAAGACGAATTAAAAGAGTACGACTTCATAAGCAAGAAGAAACTGGAGTATGAGTTTAACCGCTGGAAGGCGGGGCTAGGGAAACGGCTGAAGCTAAGTGTGGATGAAATTATTACATTGCACTGCATCAAGGAGAAGGCAAGAAAAGATAAGGGGGAATAAATGGCTATAACAACGATTGAAAAAGAGTCATATATGCTTTATAGGGGCTGGAATCCTCTGTTTGAAAGCCTTCCAAAAGAGCAACTAGGCGAACTTTTCTATGCTATTTGCCGTTATCAAAGCGGTGAGGAATATGCCATAGAAAACCCATTAATCAAGGGAATCTTTGAAATGGTGCTGTTGCAGTTTAGAAAAGACGAGGAAAAATATATCACTAACTGCGGAACAAAATCCAAAAATGGGAAAAAAGGTGCGGATAGCAGATGGCAAAAGAGCAACGAAGAAGATGGCAAAAATAGCAAGTGCCATTCAGAAGATGGCAAAAATAGCAAGTGCCATGTTTGCCATACCGAAGAAAAAACAGAAATGGCAAAAATGGCTATAGAGGAAGAGGAAGAGGTAGAGGATGAGGTAGAGGAAAAAGATATATTACCCCCCTATAGTCCCCCCAAGGGGGGAAAGGCCGATTCCTCACTGCGTTCGGAATCTCGTGAAAACGTGTCCGTTTACACGCCACCGAAAGCCGACCGGACGGATTATCAAGCGGTACTTGATGCTTTCCACGAATCATGCCCTAGCCTTCCTAAGGTGATAAAGCTATCAGATTCCCGGAAGAAAGCAATCAAGGCAAGGCTTAATGACTTCGGCTTAGAGGATATAAAACGAGCCTTTGCCCTTACGGAGCAATCGGATTTCTTGAAAGGCACTAATGCCAACGGCTGGCAAGCTGGCTTTGATTGGCTGATGAAGCCGGCAAATCTTACCAAGGTGCTGGAAGGGAATTATGAGAATAAGCATAAGGCGGGGAAGCCGGGAAGTATGTTTGGGGAGGATGATTATCTGGCAAAGGTCGCTAGGGGTGAAGCCTCAATCATGGATGAATGGTTCGGCGGGGTAGCGGAAGGAGGATAAACATGACGGAAGAAGAGGTTGGAAGGATCGTGCTGGCGATACGGAGCGCATATCCTAGCCATTTTAAACAGTTCGGCTCGGAGGATATAAGGGGAATGCTTCTGGCATGGTCGCTTGTGCTAAGTGAATACGACTTCCATTTGGCTTCGAGAGGGCTGCAGTTATTCCTCGCGAATGACCGCCAAGGATTCCCGCCTTCCCCGGGACAAGTGGTTGATTGTATCGTGAAAATTAAACACCCGGTACAGAATGAACTAACAGGCACGGAAGCATGGGCGCTTGTAAGAAAGGCAATCCGCAACAGCTATTACAACGCCGAAGCGGAATTTGAGAAGCTACCTCCAGCTTGCCAAAGGGCGATAGGGAGTGCCGCAAGCCTTAGAGAGATAGGGCAACTGAAGACGGAGGAGGTAGAGACTGTGGAGCAGTCGCACTTTATTAAGGCTTACGAGACAGTGACGAAGCGAGAAAGGGAGAATCTTAGAATGCCTGAGGCGATTAAACAGCTGATCCAGAAGATGGACAACGACAAGAAATTGCTGGAAGCGAAACAGGAAGGAGCATTGCTCCATGATTAGCGGGACGGAGAAAGGAAGGTGCTTTATATGCCAGCGATACGGACACACAGACCTGCATCACTGCTTGCACGGACACCGCCGAAAGATGGCGGATAAGTACGGCTTGACTGTCTGGCTTTGCCGGGAATGCCATAGCGCATTGCATGACAAGGGCAAGTACGACAGGGAGCTGGAGGAAATGGCGCAAAAGGAATTTGAACAATCCCATAGCCGGGCGGAGTTTCTGCGGGTGTTTGGGAAAAACTATTTGTGAGAGGGGAAAACATATGAAAAATGCATTTGTAAGTAGCAATGAGCTGAAGGTCGAAAACGATATTTTTGATCCATTCCGTGGAGACATGAATCTGATTGTCCGGGAGCTGATTAAAAACATGATTGACAAGGACAGCGAGGACGGAAAGATAGTGGCGACTATTGAGATTAAGCTATTGCAGACATTCAGCAATGACGGCGCAACCTACCAGCCTATGTTAAAGCACAAGGTATGCTCAACCTTGCAACTGAAGGACGAAATGAAGGGCGGAAATATTTGTAAAGATATGGAGCTGGCGCTTGATGAGGAGACGAATACATATTATCTGCGGCATATGACAGGAAAGCCGCAAATGAGTATCTACGACATGGAGCAAAGAGAAGAAGAGGAGGACGAAGAATGAATCATGTAGTTTTAATCGGGCGGCTTGTGCGGGATCCAGAAATTAGATACTCGCAAGGGGAAAAGCCTATGGCGGTGGCAAAGTACACGCTGGCGGTAGATAGGCGGTACAAGAGAGAGGGCGAGTCAACGGCTGACTTTATCCGCTGTATATCTTTCGGCAAGAATGCAGAGTTTGCCGAAAAGTACATGACACAAGGGCGGAAATTCGCGGTAGAGGGAAGCATTCAGACAGGGAGCTATCAGAACAAGGACGGACAAACGGTATACACAACGGATGTTATCGTAAACGGACAGGATTTCTGTGATTCTAAGCCAGCGGGTTCTGGAAACTATGCGGGAGCGGCAACGGATTCCGAAGGATTTATGAGTATTCCGGATGGGGTAGAGGACGAAGGACTGCCGTTTAACTAAAGGGAACTGTCAACCGATAGCTGACAGTTGGTTATCAACTATCGGTTGACTACCACGGCGAAAACATAGAGAGGTGAACAATGAAAGGATATAAGGTTTTTGGAAAAGATTGGACTTGCAGAGGATTTCAATACGCAGTCGGAGAGACATACGAGATGGAGCGTCACCCTGTTTGCTGTGATAGGGGATTTCACTTTTGCGAAAGATTAACAGATTGCTTTCACTACTATGATTTCAATCCCGAAAACAAGGTTGCGGAGGTTGAGGCACTGGGGAAGATTAATAAGGAGGATGATAAGTCATGCACGAACAAAATCAAAATCGTGCGTGAATTAACATGGTATGAGGTGTTAAACCTAATAAACATGGGGAAAGGTAATACTGGTAGAGAAAACACTGGGGACAAGAACACTGGGTGCAGGAACACAGGGGATAAGAACACCGGAAACTGGAACACCGGAAACAGGAATATCGGAAACCGGAACACAGGGAACTGGAATATCGGGAACGAGAACACAGGTAACTGGAATATCGGGCGCAAGAACACAGGTAACTGGAATATTGGGGACTGGAATACTGGGGAATGGAACACTATAGATTTTTCAACAGGGTGTTTTAATACACTTTTTGACAACATAAAACTATTTAATAAACCAAGCAACTGGACTTATTATAATTGGTTGTCTTCCTATGCAAGAGCAGTAATGTGTGATTGCCCGTGTACAAAAACTATTTGGATCGATAGTGATGAAATGATTGATTCTGAGAAAGAGGAAAATCCTACATGGGAGTGTACAGGCGGTTATCTGAAAACAATCACTGTGACAAACAGAGATAAACAGGCATGGTGGGATAACCTTGATGATTCAGACAAAGAAAGCGTTATGAGTTTGCCGAACTTTGACAAGGATATTTTCAAGGAAATTACAGGGATTGAGGTGTAAACATGAAGGAATTAAAACTATATCAATGGGAATGGGAGTATTGGGGTGAAGAGTTGTAGGATTCCGGATAACACCGAAAAGATTTATGAGGTACAGGAGGGATAAATGACAAGACTGCCAAACTTAGAATTGCTGATGTATAAAGCAAGAATTTATCTTGAATACGATGAAGAATTTGCACAAAAAGCAAAAGGAAAATCACTAAATTTCATAATCGAAACATTCCCCCAAACATGGGGGAGTACCTGTACAGGGTTCGACATTACAGAGGACGGAAAGGCTACAATTGGTGGTTGTGCCATGACTACGGAATATACGACCGTTGTACACGAGGGAAGAACAGAAACCTATTTGGTATTTTTGGGGGATAGAGCTTGCTATGCGGTTCACAATCCAACAAAGGAATTTTACGAGGACTTGAAAGAAAGGAATTTAGCTAGTCTGTCAAAATCGAAAGAGAGGTATTAAATGGTTGAACTTACAGAAAAAGACCTACAGGATGTGCCTTTAGAGGATGAATATACCGCCATGCTTGAATCGCAAGGAGCGGAAGCAACAAAAGCCTTTTATATCTGCAATGCTTTTAAATATCTGCATCGGCAGAGAAGAAAAGGTGGTGTGGCGGATATAAAGAAAGCTAAGTGGTGCTTAGAGAAGTATCTGGAACTTGAAGAAAAGAAAGAAGGGAAAAGCAAGGGAAGAGCTGGGCAGTTTGTTGAAGCAATTCGCCGTGATTGGACAGGGGATTATATATTGCGGAAAGAAGAAGGAGATGTGCGACTAACGCCTAAGGAAGCGGAAGAATGGATGAAAAATCGGCTTAAAGAAACAGAAAATAAGCTAGTGCAATAACAGAATAAAAGAAAGGGGGCGGGTTGCCGGCATAATACCATGGTTCCCCTTTTGGAAAATGCAGAATTTAAAAGTAAATGAGTTGTTCGCGGGAATCGGAGCATTCCGCAAGGCGTTGATTAACTTAAATATCCCGCATGAGATAGTAGGGATAAGCGAGATAGACAAGTATGCAATCAAGTCTTACGAAGCTATGTACGGAGAAACAAGGAACTACGGAGACATAAGCAAGGTGGAACGGCTGGATTATGCGGATCTATGGACTTATGGATTCCCTTGCCAGGATATTTCCTTGGCCGGGGATATGAAAGGTATAGTCAAGGGAGAGACGAGAAGCGGTCTGCTCCATGAGGTGGAAAGGCTTCTGGAAGTGGCAAAGGAAGAAGGCACGCTACCGAAGTTCTTGATAATGGAGAATGTAAAGAACCTTGTATCGAAGAAATTTATAGGGGATTTCCAAAGATGGATAGACAAGCTTTCCGACCTTGGCTATACGACTGAGTGGAAAACGCTGATAGTTTCCGACTATGGGATTCCGCAGAGAAGAGAAAGAGTGTTTGCGGTATCTGTAAGAAAGGATAGGGGGGGGTACAGCTTCCCGGACCCTATGCCGCTTGAAAAGAAATTCAGAGATTTATTGGAGGAAGAAGTCGAGGAAAAGTATTTCTTGCGAAAAGAAACATTCGAGTACCTTAAAAATCACTCTGAAAAGTACAAGAGCAAGAATCTAGGCTATAGATTTAGGCCTGTTGCAAGAGAAGATTGCGAAATAGCGAATACAATCACAACGGAAATAGGTAAGTTGAGACTTGTAGATAATTTCATTCAAGAAAAGACTTGCGATCAAGTAGGAAGGCTTGTTGGGGAGAAGTGGGAAAAGCAACATGAGCGATCGAGTCGTGTATGGGGAACTGATTCGCTTTGCCCAACTCTAACAACTTGTACAGGTGGGGGGCAAGAGGTAAAAATCATTGTGCCGGAAGCCACAAAGAAGGGCTATGCCATAGCCGAAAAGGGCGATTCAATAACCACTTCCCCACAGATTGGGACACTTACGGATCATGGAGTGCGGAAGCTTACGCCTAGGGAATGTTTCCGGCTGATGGGATTTAGTGATAGCGATTTCGAGAAGGCACAAGCGGTATGCAGTAACACGCAGCTATATAAGCAAGCGGGGAATAGCATCGTGGTAAATGTGCTGGAAGAAATTTTGAAAAAATTATTGTTGTAAAGAAAGGGGGATAGCTATGATAAAGCCTTTAAATTTTGGGAATTTTCAAGCCATGAAAAGGTATAGCTATAACCAAATGAACGCCTGGGCGATATCCGTGTATCAGAGCGGATTCGAGGACGGGCAAGAATCTATGCCAAGGATCCTAGAGTTTGACAAGGACACCATGGAAGAGTTCTTGCTTAAGATTGACGGCATAGGAGAAAAGACAGCCAAGAGGATAGTAAATGCCTTTATAGAAAAAGGCGAAGCGGCATGGGAGATATAGATGGATTGGGTAAGTGAAAAGATACAAGTTAAATGCCCCTTTTATATAAGTCACACCTTCCCGAGAGGGAAGGGAGCGACTTCTATATCATGCGAGAAATTGCCGGAGATAGAAGGGAATTGCACCATGCAGATATGCTTTTCCGACAAGAAGGCCTTAGATGCGCACATGGCCGCATACTGCAAGGGCTTTTCCTTTGCCCGGTGTCCGCTATATAAACATATCGCTGAAGGATTGGAGAAGGAGGAAGGAAAGAGTGAGGAAAGACGAGCAGAAAAGACTAAAAAAAGAAGCTGGCTTGACGAAGAAATTGCGAGAAGCCGGAAAGCAAAAAGATACTAGGATAAAGGCGCTGGAGATGAGAGCAAGCCACTTTAGAGCCTTGAAGGACTCGAAGAACGCAGAAATCGCAAGGCTTAACCTTTCGATATGCCATAGCGAAGCTTTATGCAGTATCTTGATTAAGCGACTGGGTGGGGCAGTAGACGTAGCCGGGCAAGACTGGGTAAAGGCGATAGAGGATAGGCGGTCTATCGTAGTGAAGACGGACGAAGCCGGCACTTTTTCCTTCATGGAAGCGGATATTGCTAGGGAAAAGGAAGCAGAAAAGGCGTAGGATAGAAGAAAAAGCAGAGAGGAGGGGGAAACGTGGGAAGCGCGAGAGGCGTAAAAAAGGGATTCATGCAAGACTACTTGACGGAGGAAATTCTCGCTTACGTGACGGCATTAAAACGCAAGGGCGTGACTGATGAAGAGCTGGCCAAGGCGCTGGGGATATCTAAGCAGACCTTGTATAACTGGAAAAAGAAAAGCCAAGAATTTCGCTTTGCGATACGCGATGGCAAGATGGTTGCGGATGCCCAAGTTGAAAATGCCCTTTTCCTCTCTGCAATAGGGCATACAAAGAAAGTAAAGACAGTACTAAAAGACAAGACGACAGGAATCCCCCTTGTAAAGAACGCGGATGGAGAAATTACCCTTATGAAAGGGGAAGAGGGGGAAGAAATGATTTACTATACGGATTTCCTGTATTTAAAGCCGGATGTTAAAGCTATGATCTTCTACCTTACAAACAGATGCTTTAAGGATTGGAAAATGAACCGGCAGAACAAGGAAGAGGGCGAAGGCTCAGGACTTCCCGCCGGAGTGGTGGAAGTCGTAGTTAGAAACGAAGGACTGGAGGAGCTGGAGAGAAAAGCTATTGAGGAAGCAAGAAAGAAAGACGAGGAAGCCAGCAAAGGGGGGTAAGAAAAAAGGAAGGGGAAAACCCTTCCTTTATGCATTGATTAGGTCGCTTGCTGAGATTGTGGGATAGCATTTATTTATCTGGATCCATTCCCCATAATTACCAGGGTGAACCTTCCTAGTCATTACCTTGCATATTTCCTCGTCCATGCCAAGGCGGGGGATATATAAGAAGGTGACTGTCTTGCTTGTCCGTCTGATGATTTTGATAACCTCCCTATGGAGAGGGTCGCCGTCAGTATACTGTTGGGGTTCTTGGTAGTAGTTCCCCATGATGAACTTTGTATTCCTTTGCGCCTCTGCAAGTGCAGCGTTGGCGTTGGCTAATGCCTCGGTGGCTTCCTGTAGGTTGGAAGCCTTTGCCATGCGGTAGCTGAATAAGTCTATAATCTTTTCCATGATATCCTCCTTTTATGGAAGGGGCGTTAAGCCCCTTTCTTATAACACTTGATGTTATTCGCTTGCATATACTCCATTTCATCAAGGAGTTTTGCAAGGGATTCCGGTGTTGGTGTGTAGTCCTTGGAATTGTCTACTTTTGGAAGCATTCCTTCAATGTAGAAGGTCGGATTGTAGTAGCCATGGCATCCTTCTTCGTCTGTGTAGTAAGTGTCGAGTGTTAACCGGTCTACCTTGCTTCTATAAGCTTGGAAAACTCCTACTTGGATTGTGAGATTTCCTTTTTCTGCCCAGAAGTTAACGAAGCCGCTTTCCTTAATGGTGAATCCCTTTGCTTCTACTAAGTTAATAAGTTCGTTCATGTTCTTGTTCATAATGTTTTCCTTTCTTGTGTGCCGTAGGGAAAGGGGCTTATGCCCTTTTCCTGTTGTCGTCTAATTCATCGGTTGCGTAGAAATCTGTATAGCCTTGGTGGATAGATACTTGTTCGAAATCGTTATGGTAGTCTTGAATCTTTCTTTTTGTAATTCCCTCGTAGTCGCTGTAAGCAGTTCCGTCTGAGTGAGTTATAGTAAACCATAAAGTTTTTTCTGTTCTCTTCACTACTGTTAAGATGTAGCAAAGGCATTTTTTTTCGTCATAACTGCTATAGAAGTAAGCTCCATAGCTCTTGCCAATTTCGAATTTCTTTCTATTAGTAGTAGTCATCTTGTACCTTCTTTCTGCCCCTGTGGGCGGTGTGCCGTGCGGCTTGTTGTTTGCTATGTACGTAGTCTATCATTAGCTACGCACGTAGTCAATAGGGAAATTGTCACAAAAGAAAGTTTGTTAAATTGGTGAAAATGACAGTTGACTATGTACGTAGGCTATGATAAGATAAGGTCAGTTAAGAAAACGGCATTGCCCAAGGGGCGGAAAGGCGGAAACAATGACATTCAATAGTAAAGAAGAAGTAAGAAGCGCATGGGATAGCTTAAAGGCAGAGGAAAGAGAGTATTTAGAAAAAGCTTATGAGGAAGTAAAGGAAGCGCTTAGAGCAGATGGAAGCGAGCCAAGAGACATAAGCGCGCTTGAATCTTTAGAAGAGTATGCAGAAAATATTGGCTGGGAAAGCGATAGTGCATCTGCATACGAGGATTTTAAGGATATAATCGAGAACTAGGAGAGGGGGCTTCCTCTCTCCTAAGAGAAAGGATATATATGGGCTGGAAGGAAAATAAGGCGCAAAGGGATATCGCCTACGCCAGAGCAAAGATAAAGCGGGTTCCCTTTGATATACAGGCGGCGGAGTACGACCGCTTGAAAGAGGTTGCCGGAGATACGGCGGTTAATACCTACATCAAGAAGGCATTGAACGCTTTTTCCGGGGAAGAAATATTTAAAACTTAAAAAGGAAGTAGACGACTTTAAAAAAGGACAGCTTAAGCGGCTGTTCTTTTTTTATTGCTAGGGTAAAAATCCCTTGATTTTGCTTGAATTATAGGCAGAAAGGGGGATTTATGGAAGCGATTTGGAAGCCACAACCGAAGCAAGCCTTGATGATGTCACGGCCAGAGTATGAAGCACTTTATGGCGGAGCGGCTGGCGGAGGAAAGACGGACTACCTCGTTATTGAAGCATTAAGACAAGTGCATATTCCACACTATAAAGCCTTGATTTTAAGAAGAACCTTCCCCCAGCTTAAGGAAATTATAGATAAGGCCTTCCTTTACTACCCGCAAGCCTTCCCGGATGCCAAGTACAACAAGACGGAGCACCGCTGGACTTTCCCGTCTGGGGCTAAAATTGACTTCGGAAGCCTTAATTCCGAAGAGGACAAGTATAAGTATCAGGGTATTGCATACGACTTTATCGGTTTTGACGAACTTACGCACTTTACAGCGACACAATACGAATATTTAAAGTCAAGAAATCGTGCGAATGGTGCGGGCACTGTCGTATATACCCGGGCGACAGCAAACCCCGGGGGCGTAGGGCATGGCTGGGTAAAAGATAGGTTTGTTACCTCTTGCAAGGCTGGAGAGACAAAAACGGAGGTATACAAGGTAAAGACGGAAAAGGGCATAGAATACAAGGCGCAATCCCGCGTATATATCCCCGCCTCTGTCTTTGATAACAAAAAATTGTTGGAAAATAACCCGGAATATGTAACGCACCTTGCGGCACTTCCGGAAGCAGAGCGGAACGCCCTTTTATATGGGGACTGGGATAGCTTTACAGGACAGGTATTCACGGAATTTAGAAATGACAAGTCGGGCTATATCACGCGCCAGTGGAGCCATGTTATCGAGCCTTTCCCTATTCCTGAATGGTGGAAGGTGTTTCGGGCTTATGACTTTGGCTATAGCAAGCCTTACGCTGTCGGCTGGTATGCGGTGGATGGAGATGGGCGAATGTACCTTATCCGGGAATTGTACGGCTGCACAAGTACGCCTAATACTGGAGTGAAACACGAGCCACACGAGCAAGCGCGGAGGATAAAGGAAGTAGAAAATACCGACCCGCGATTAAAGGGAAGGAAAATAAGCGTGGGAAGTGTTGCGGATCCAGCGATATGGAATAAATCGACAGGCGTATCTGTGGCGGAAGCTATGGAATCGGAAGGGGTGTATTTCGACAAGGGAGACCATGAACGACTAGCCGGGCTTATGCAATGCCACTACAGGCTTGCATTTGATGAAAATGGCTATTCGATGTTCTATGTATTCTCTGACTGCCTCGATTTCATCCGGACAGTGCCGAACCTCACCTATGACGAAAAGAATGTGGAGGATATAGACTCCAGCCAAGAAGACCATATCTATGATTCATGGCGGTATGCGTGCATGAAGAATCCAATAAAGGCAAGAAGGAACTACATCGACAGGGAAGCACACGATTTTGACCCGCTTAATTTGTATCAAGGAAACGCCAAGAGGCGGCTATATAGAGGATAGGAGGAAAGAATGGCAAGAAAGAAGAAGGAAGCAGTAGAGGAGAAGAAGCAAGTGGTAAGTGCCGGGGAAGGCATTGCGGAGGACAGACCGGAAGGAAAACCTTTCATGAATCCCCCCGTGGAGCCTGTAGTGTATAAGCCAAAGCTTACGGATGAGGACTGTAGGGAAGCAGAGTTTAGGTGCAAGCAATACCACCAGAAGATGCAACCGCTGGAGAATAGGCTAATCGAGAATGAAACCTACTACCGCCAGCAATACTCTGATTACAAGGACACTGACGACAGAAAGTCTCTGCCGGAGAAGGGAAGCGGGTATCTCATAAATGCGATTATTAACAAGGTCGCCGACATGATGGACAACTACCCCCAGCCGACTATTTTGCCCCGCGAGGAATCAGACGAGGAGACGGCTTCAATCCTTAGTAAGGTTATTCCCGCCATTCTGGAGCGGAACAACTACACGAAAGTCTATTACAAGTGCGCCATGGAGAAGGTAAAGAACGGCGTATCAGTTGCCGGAGTATTCTGGAATCCTACAAAGGACAACATTGGGGATGTGGAAATTAAGCGTATTGATATCATAAATATGCGCTGGGAACCCAATATCGAGGATATACAGGATAGCAAAGAAGTGTTTATCCTTACGGAATCGGACGTAGAAACAATGAAAGTGCTTTATCCGCAGATTCTTGGCAATCTTACCGGGGAATTTGGCACGGATTTAAGCAGTTACAGCGATTCAGAGGTGGCAAGGGCGGAAGATAAGGTAATTGTCTATGACTGGTACTACAAGAAGACCGTATCTGTTGAGATTGGCGGACAAGCATTCCCGAAGACGGTACTACACTATGCGAAATTCTGTAATGGAAAGCTATTGTACGCTTCAGAGAATGACCCTTCCAAGGAATCCGGCTGGTATGAAGATGGACAGTACCCCTTTATCTTTGATGTAATGTATCCCATCAAGAATACCCCAGTCGGTTTCGGCATGATTGATATTATCCGGGAACCTCAGGAGTTTATCGACAAAATGAATAAGGCTTTGATTCAGAACGTCCTTGCCAACGCCCGCCCTAGGCGGTTTGCTAGGGAATCGACAGGCATTAACGAAGAAGAATTTAACGACTACAACAATCTAATCGTACACTATGAGGGCGACCCTAACGGCATTGTGCCGATTGATGTAAACCCATTGCCCCCTATCTATGCGCAGATTCTGGAGAATGTGAAGGAGGAGTTAAAGGAAAATTCCGGAAATAGGGATTTTTCACAAGGGGCAACAAGCGGAGGCGTTACAGCGGCATCCGCAATCGCCGCATTACAGGAAGCATCAAGCAAGACTTCCCGCACTATGAATTTAGTGTCCTACGATGCTTTTAAATCCCTTATCACGATGGTTATAAGCCGAATGCAACAGTTTTACAGTGTTCCCAGAACCTACCGCATAATCATGAATAACGAAAATTATTATGCAATGGTGGGCATTTCCAAGGATTCCCCTATGGCAAGCGATTCCATGGCGGAGTTACTGCCGGATTCTGTCTTTGACCAGTCAATAGGGAAGTACATGGGCGGCCATAAGCCTATCTATGATATTTCCGTAGGCGCGGAAAAGGCCAGCCCCTATTCAAGGGTAGCGCAAAATGAGTTTGCAAAGGAACTTTTCCAGCTAGGGGTATTCAATCCCCAGCTTGCAGACCAAACGCTTGGGATGCTGAAGATGATGGACTTTGACCAGAAAGAAGAGATTATCCAAAGCGTATCGCAGAATCAAACCTTGCTACAAGAAAACATGAAGCTGAAGCAATTATTGCAAGGATTGGGCGGGATTGTAGCTGAGACTACTGGAGACACAAGAATTATGCAGATGTTCGGTATGCCGGAAGAGGCGCAAGCCATGCCGGGGAAAGCAAGCGGCCAGAGTATCGCTGTAAACCAATTAGGCGAAGCACGGAAGGAGAACACTACATCACAAGCGGAGAAAGCTAGGATAGAGGCTAGAGAAAGGGCGGGCGTATGATAAAAGGCTTATGGAGAGAGACGGAGGGAGGCATAGAGCTATCCCTCCATGGACACGCAAAGAGAGAGAAGGAAGGGACGGACTACGCTTGCAGTAAGGTTTCCGCCCTGTCGCAAGCGCTTGCCTATAGGGTGCTGGAGTTCTTCAACAAGGATAGTAGGAGCGGAAGCTATTACTACAACGCAAGCCATGGAGATTTCACTTTATCCGTAGATTTTGGGCGTATGCCGGAAGCGGAAAGAAGGGAAGTTCTGGCAATGTTTTCCGTTGCTCTATATGGCTTGGATATTGTCGCTATGCAATATGAAAATAGTATCGTTATTGCTAGGGAATCTGTAAAAGAGAAGTGCTAAAACCACTTTAGACACTAGGGAGAGACCTAAGAGACGGACACGCTCACCATAAAGAGCAGAAGGGAAGAACAATGAAAAGATTATACCTTGAACCTTTACAATTTTCAGAAGGCGGAGCAGACGGCGCAAGCGGTGCGGAAGGCATGGCGGAAGCGCAAGAGACTGCACAGGCACAGGAAGGAGAAGCGCAGAATCCGGAGGAGAAGACGGAGGAAGCACCTGAAGAAGAGGCTCCAAAGGCTGACCTAAAGAAGCTACTGAAAGAGAATGAAGAGTTAAAGGCACAGTATGATAAGTCGGTACAAAACCAAATTATCAGACGTTTTAAGGACTACGATGGCCTTAAAGCAAAAGTTGCGGATTTGGATATGCTATCCGGCTTAATCATGAGTGCATTTCCGGATGCGCCGCAAGACGGAGACCCCGCAAGCCTAGTAGCCTACCTTCAGAATAAAACAGAGCTATACGCAGAGGCGGCAAGCCAAGCTGGCATGACCGTAGATGCCTATAGGCGTATGCAAGAGGTAGAGGCGAAGAATAGGGCGTTACTGGGGGAACAGAGAGCGGCACAGGAAGAGGCACAGAGAAGAGAACTTTACGCCCGCTGGGATGCACAAATCCCGGAAGTAAAGGAAGCTTACCCGGACTTTGACGAAGCGGAGGAAATGGGAAACGAGGAGACAGGGGAAAGATTCATTTCTCTGATTTCCCAAGGCTGGACTATGAAACAAGCGTATGAGGCTATCCACATGCACGAAATCATGGACAGACAATCACAACTTGCGAAGAAGCAGGCCGCTATGGAGACCGCCCGGCAGATTAAGACAGGGCAAGGGGATGTGAAAGAATCCGCAACCGGCAGAACGGCATTATCTCCAGTGAATGGGGATATTTCCAAGATGAGCGATAAAGAAATCGCGGAAATTGTAAACAGAGTAAATAGAGGAGACCACGTCATCCTCTAAGAAGAGGAGAAGAAGATTATGAGATTAGCAGAGACAAAGACCAATGTTCTGGATTTGCTGTACCTTGAAGCATTACAGTTCCCAGACCCTACACCGATGAACCTTACCACCAGTAACGCTTCCGACAATGATTTATCCCCCTCCAACAATAAGACTTTCTATGACAAGAACCTTATTCGTTTGGTGGGTCCTTCCTTGATTCACGATCAGTTCGGTAAGAAGGTAAACATTCCTAAGAATCACGGCAAGACAATGGAGTTTAGAGGATTCGAGCCACTGGCAAAGGCAACAACCCCGCTTACTGAGGGACAGACACCTAACGGAAAGAAGCTGGATATGTTCACTGTGACAACTACACTGAAGCAGTACGGCGACTATGTGGCACTCTCTGACCTTCTGGAAATGACCGCTATCGATAACCATGTGCTGGAAGCACAGGATAAGCTTGGCGACCAGGCGGGAAGAACCCTTGACACAGTAACCAGAGAAGTAATCAACGCCGGAAACAATGTGCAGTACGCTGAAGGACAGGTAACTTCCAGAGCAACCCTCACTTCCGCGCATAAGCTTACCCCTAAGGCGATTGCCATGGCGGTAAGAACATTGAAAAAGTACAACGCTCCAAAGATTAACGGAAAGTACGTGGGAATTATCTCTCAGGACGTAGCTTTCGACTTGGAGCAGACACAGGAATACAAGGATCTATTCCGCTATACCGACAACGCTTCCTTCAAGAACGGCTACCTGTTCGACTTGTCCGGAGTAGAGTTCTACGAGACTTCCGAAGCGAAGAAGTGGATTAATGCGGGAGCTTCCTCTGTAGACGTATATTCTACCTTGATTTGCGGAAAGGATGCGTTTGCAGTAACCAGTTTAGAGGGAGAAGGCTTGGAGACCATCGTTAAGCAGCGCGGTTCTGCCGGTTCCTCTGACCCGCTGAACCAGCGTTCTACAGTAGGCTGGAAGGCACTAAAGGCGGTAGCTATCCTTACAAACCAGTACATGGTTAGAATTGAGACGGCATCCACCTATAACGAACATGAGGCTAACTAAAAGGAGGTAGCATGGCAAATAAAGTAGTAGAAACAAGTGTGAATGAAGGCGCGACAGTAGAAGCACCAGTAGAAGCACCAGTAGAAGCACCAGTAGAAGCAACCGCACCAGTTGAGGAGGTTGCTCCAAAGGTAAAGGATACCGAAATGGTATTCCTTCCCCTTGATGATACCCATAAAAGGCCGCTTTTCGTATGTGTGAACGGACGGTCTTTGAGAGTTCCAAGAGGGAAGAATGTGGAGGTTCCTAAGGAGTTTGCGGAAGCGATTCGGAACTCCATGGAACAGGAAGCAGAAGCAATTCGGTATTCAGATTCCGTAGCCTACACAGTGGAAGGCTAAACATTGGAGGCGGTGGGGAAAACCTACCGCCTTTATTTTATACAGGAGGGGAAAAGATGATTAAAGTACGAAGCAAAACCTTATTCATTTCCGGAGAGGAACAAAGTATTGCGGCAGTAGGAGAGGCGGAAACTACTGTAAGAGAGTTTAGCATAGACCGTTTATCCGGAGATGGTATAGACCTGGCCAACTTGATATTTAAATTAAATATCCGTTATGTTGGCACAAAGCAATCAGACAGAAGCGACCTTGAAAAGATTGTAACGGATGATAGCATTATTCTTAGATGGCTTGTTTCCTCTGTTACACTAAGCCATCCGGGGACAGCTTTTATTCAGTTAGATGCATTTGATAGGGAAGGTTCTTGCCGTTGGAAGTCCTATCAGGCGGCTGTTTATATCGAAAAATCGTTAGATAGTGTGGTGGTTTCTCGGTCTACTCTTTCCGAGTTGGAACAGTTAGAAAAGAAGTTCGAGACAATCGGAGTAGGTGAAGCTGCACGAGTAGAGGCGGAAAAGAAAAGGATCGTTGCAGAGGAAAAGAGAGAAGAAGCAGAAGAGAAAAGAAATCAGTCATTAGCAAACATTGTTTCTGAGGAAGAGAAAATCAAGGCGATATCGGAAGAAGCAAAGGGCTATAGAGATAGCATAAAGGAAGATAAGGAGGCTGTTTCTAGGGATAAGAAGGATGTAGTTTCTGTTAGGTCAGAGGTTATTTCCGCCATGAATACCGCTCAGCAATATGCTAGTTCGGCAGAATCTTCTAAGGCAGAAGCTACAACGGCGCGAAACGAAGCGGTAAATGCAAAGACAGAAGCAAACAATGCAAAGAACGAAGCTATCTCTGCTAAGAATGCGGCTAACAGCATTAAAGGGGAAGTACAGGCCTTAAAGAATGAAGCAAACTCCACGGTGGATAGGGCAAAGCAGAACGCCGATAGAGCGGAGACCTTTGCGAACAATGCTAAGCTTTCGGAGGGTAAAGTGGAAGGCTTTAAGACGGAAGCGAGCGTATCAGCACAGAAGGCAAAGGATTCCGAAGCCAAGACACTGGAAGCGTTAAAGAAAGCGGAAGCAAGCGGGAAAGTATCTATAACAAAGGAAGAAATGAAAACCTATGTTGATTCTGCCGTTGGTAATGTAAAGAGCGGAATCACAGAAGCAGAGGCAACAACCTTAGCGAGAAAGGTCGCAAATGATTCTATAACCTCCAGATTCGCAGATGGAAAGGGTACGATAGAATCTGATGTAAAGAAATGGTCGCAAGACCCATCCGCAGACCTAAGCATAGATGGGACAAGTATTATTCCCGGATATTTCTTTAAAAACTCCTTGTCTGGATTCAGAGCGGGAATGTGGGATATTCACGCAAAGGGACTGATGGAAATGCGTAAGTACGTTTCCGGGGAGATTGGCAAGGTGCAAACAGGAGTTCCTGAGGAAACCATGCGCTCCTATGTGGCGGGCGAAATCGGTAAGGTAAAGACAGGTGCTGGACTTACTGAAGAGCAAGAAAAGCTCCTTAAGCTTGTAGAGTTGGAAAAACAGCCAGAACGCAATATTGCAGAGTTGCTTGGATATCCTATCAACAGTAGCGGACAATATGTTCTTGCTGGACTTCAAATTGCAATGCGAAAAGGCGAGTACGGACACATTCGCCCGGGCGATTATTTTTACTATGACTGGGAGCAGAAGAACAGGAAGCTTAAATTTAAAGTGCTGGGGGTGAATCCGTATAGTATCGGTATGCGGCATATTGATTTTATATGCTTGGATGAAAGAAATACTTCTGCATTCATGGATATGGAAAAGCTTAAAACATTTACGAGAACCGGGAGATGGAAAACGGCTAGTATTATAAATGAATGGAATAAGGAATTTATTGCTGATAATGCAAGTTTAATGCGGTTTATTTACACTAAGTATATTAATGATGCGGGACAAATGAAAATCTGGGCGCCGACCAAGTGTGAGGTTTTTGGGAAAAGTTACTACGAGGATAAAGTTGCGCCGTACTCTGATGAGTTTTTCCAGTATCCACTTTTTGCCAAAAGTCAAGATGAGAGGGTTTGTATAAAAGAGAATAAAAGCTCGATTGGATTTGTATTGTTAGATGCGCAACCGGGGGGTAGGCAAGCTTTAACATCTTATTACGGAACGAACTTTAGCGCCGAATACGAAAATGTATTCACAAAAGAACAGAAAAAAAATGAATATTGTATTCCAATATGCTTCCGCGTTGCGTTACCGGGATAAGGAGGGTTCGCCCTCCTTTTTGCTTGGGAAAAATCCAGCCTTTTTCGAGATAATACAAAGAAAAAGGAGGTAGTGAAATGAAACTTACAGTAGGGGAAATTCTGGCCATGGTGGATGCAATGCGGCCGAACAATGTGGATAGGGAAGCAAAAATACAGTATCTCAACGAGGTAGAAGCGGAGGTTTTCGACTTGTACCTTGGCTTTAAGCGTGGCAAGGAAGTGGAGGTTAAGCCTATTAATGGGCGGGCGTTCCTCCATGGGGAGACGGACACGCTAGAAGGCTATACCAATGCAGAGAGAGAGGCAAAGGCAGAGCCGGAGGGAAGGCTTACCATTATGGGGACTAGTCCGTATCGGATTGTAGAACCGTTAGGGAAAATGAAGGAAAGCGAACCTATGAGACTGCTTCCTTCCCTTAAATCCTATACACAGGGGGATGAAGATGCTGTAGTTATCCTAGACAGTAGGTTTTTAGGAATCTATACAAACTATATTAAAGCGAAAATAGACTATGCAGAGGATGAGATAGAAAGCTATACCAATGCGGTACAGGCATACAATGCCGAGAAGGAAGCATGGCTGTCCTATCTTAACCGCTACTTAGTCCATGGAGAAAGAAAAGCAAGGGGGTTGATTTAATGAGATTCAAGCCAATGCAACCGATAGGAAAAAGCAAGCAGATGATAGGCGTATTTGGTGGCCTGAATCAGTCAAGCGTAGGGGCGGATAATGAGTTTTTGGACATGAAAAACGTGTCGTCAAGGCTTTATCCGTCATTGACTGCACCTGTAGCAAATGATGATTTCTATACTGCTGAAAAGCCTTGCCAGATTTTTGTTAAGAATGAAATTTACCTTATCGACGAAAACTCAATAATGCGACAAAGGGAAAACGGTAGCAAAAGAATACTGAACTTGTACAGAAATAAACTGGATAGAACGCTTGTAGGCATGGGGGCATATATCTGTATTTTCCCGGATAAGCAAGTCTATAACACAGCGACAGGGGAATTGTTGGACATGGAAGCCTCTTACACGCAAAGCGGCAGTATATCCATTGCTCCTGTATCTGAAGGCTCCAGCTTTGTAAAGATTCAAGGAACTAACTTGGGGAAAGCCTTTAAGAAGGACGATGTTGTTACCCTGTCCGGCTTTACTCAGTACACGAATGTATTAAATGGGGCTAAGGCCATTAAGGAAATAGGGGATAACTTTATTGTTATAACCGCAGTAGACGAGAACGGCGCTGCCCTTCGGAGTATTACGGAGGAGAGGGGCGTAAAGATTGAAAGAAAGCTTCCGGACTTAGACTTTGTTTGTGAGTTCAACAACCGCCTGTGGGGTTGCTCCAGCGCGAATCATGAGATTTATGCTTCAAAACTTGGAGACCCTACCAACTGGAACAGCTATCAAGGCACGGCGGCGGATAGCTACGCGGTATCTGTTGGAAGTGATGGAGATTTTACAGGGGTTATATCCCAGCAAGGGTATGTTGTGTTCTTCAAAGAAGACTATATCCATACAATCTACGGAACGAAACCGTCTAACTTTAGTCTCGACACCGTACAGGCAAGGGGTGTGGCGAAAGGGTGTAGTAGGTCGCTTTGCCATGTGAATGAGACTGTAATGTATGTAGGCCGTGATGCCATTATGGCGTATACCGGGGGAATGCCGGAATCCGTATCAGACAAGCTAAACCTCAGGTGGGATAGCGCTGTTGCGAACCAATGGAATGGAAAGTATTACGTTGATTTAACTTATCGCAGAAAAACAACTACCTACGTTTATGATTTAGCGCGCAATATATGGCTGAAAGAGGGCGAACATGATAACAAATTGTTAAGTAGATTTTATGCACAAGGCGCGTTATATGAGACAAGAGAAAATGAGAACGATATAAGCGTGAGATTCATTGATTCAGAATCGGCAATGCGCTCCGGGGATATGGACTGGTATCTGGAGTCCGTATATCTGGAGGAAGGTACAATCGACCAGAAGAAAGTCCATTCCTTGCAATTCAATGTAGAGTTGGAGACGGATGCCTATTTTGCTGTCTATGTGAGGTATGACAATGATGTTACTTGGAGAAGGGTTGCTTCAATCACGGCAGATAGGCGGAACACCTACACAGTGCCGTTAAAGCTAAAGAAATGCGAAAGATACCAGTACAGACTGGAAGGGCATGGATGGTTTATCCTGTACGGCATGAGCAAGACCATAGGGAAAGGAAGCGAACGATGAGCGTATTTAGCGTTCCAAGGATAGATATAGGCGAGATTAACGACTTGGAGAAGGTTAAGGCGTATCTTGACGAGTTGAATAAGAAAATCCGGTATCTATCGGAAAATGTGGATCATGACAATATGGCTCCGGCTGAGTACAAGAAATTCTTCCAAAACGGGGAGAAGGCTGTCGAACTTATCCAAAGCATGGACAGATTCTCCTTGGCGCTGGAGAACAGCGAGGAAAAGCTAAAGGCGGGAATTGAGCAGACCGCAAGAGAGATTAGCCTGTATGCAAAGCGTGGGGATGTGGTAAATGAGGTAAACATATCCAAGGACAAAATCCATATCAGAGGAACGGCTTTACAGGTCTACTCTGATAATTTCCGGCTTGATAGAGAAGGAAACCTAACGCTTTCCGGGGAGATTTATGCAGAGGCGGGCAATTTCGGCGGATTCCAGATTGTGAAGGAGGGGAACACAGAGTTCCTAAGGGGCGACACTATATCGGCGTGCGGCCTAGGAGGAACAACTGTGAATGTAAGGGGGCAGTTGGATATTACCACCGACAAAGATATTACCGGGTGCCATGTGGATTTTAGTAACTGCAATGTGCAAACCTCCACAAATACCTATTTCGGCTGGTTCTACTGCGAGGATGTAGTCTGCACCTCTTCCGTACAGGCGAATTGCGGCCAGTGTAACGAAGCATACATTGACGGATTGCTGGATTGCTTTGATGTGTACTCAAATAACAGGGGAATGGCATGGAGTGACAGGCGACTGAAAACGGACATCAAACCTATTGAGAACGCCTTAGAGTACATTTTATCCTTGCGCCCTGTTGAATACCGCCTAAAGGGCGATTCCTGTACACATTACGGCTTTATAGCACAGGATATTCTTGCCGGGGGAGACCCTTACGGACTAGTTGGAGAGATGGAAAACGGATATTACGCCCTAGATTATGAGGGATTCAACGGCGTAATCTGCAAAGCGATTCAGGAATTGAGAAATTTTGAGACGCTTTGAGAAAAAATAGGGAGGAAAATTTCTCATGCTGTATAAAGCGGAAAGTCCGAATAGCATAAAAAGCACTAGGGATGTGGAAGGACATATAACAAGAATCAATAGGGCGGTGCAGAATGTTTTTTCCTCACTGGATCCGGAAGATAACTTTAGCGCGGAGGAACTGCAGCGGTATCAAGAAACAAAGCATTTTGCTTCCATGCTGGAGGTAAGGGGAAACGGACTAAGGACTGTCTACACCGACCTTGTAAACAAGTCAAAAACAGCATACGAACAGCAAATGGAGCAGATAAGGCTTGCTCTATCAATGGGAGACATAACCAGCATAATCACTTTTTCGGAGGAGGCTATATCCATCGAGGGAGAGAGGCTGGACATATCTACGCAGAACTTTGTCCTAACCGATACGCAAGCCGTAGCCAAAGGGGAAATCCATGCTAAAGGTGGAGAGATTGCCGGATGGAGAATTAAAACTACCGGGAATCATACGTCTTGGGCGGGCGGAAGCAATTCCAAGATTGAGGCAAGGTCTATTGTCGCGGATTATGGAGAAGGAAGGACAATAAACGCCTACGGAAACGTGAATATTAATGCAACATTCAAGGGAAACTTTGAGGATATCAACGTAAGCGGGGCAAAGTTCCTTGGCGGGTTCTCCTGCTCCGCTATGGAATCTTCCAAAAGGCTTACTTGCGGAAGCATGAGAATCTACACCACACAAAGAGCATACGGAGAACCTATTCCAAAGGCTCCAACTCGACCTTCTAAGGATAAGCTGAATGCAGATAACAAAGAGACGTACCCTGGCCGATACAATACCAACGTTGACCCGGAGGGCGGCCTTGTGGTTTCCGGAAATATACAATGCCAGAAGGTACGATCCAGGACGGCAAATTCTACATGGTCTGATATAAGGCTGAAGGAAAACATTCGAGGGATTGAGACGGAAGAAAGTAGCCTTTTGCTTGGGAATATTTCTCCGAAAAGCTTTACATTTAAGGGGAGCGGTAATCGCTCGACTGGCTTTATCGCGCAAGAAGTAGACAAGAGATTTACAAAGGAAATGCAAGGGGGAATCCTTGCGCTGGACGTTGACTCTATCACTTGTTGCTTAGATAAAATTCTTCATACCATGGGGGAAAGATATGGATGAGATGACAAAAATACGGAATCTTTTACTGCAAAACCAGAAGATTATCCGCTATGCCTCGGAAAACGTATCTTTCCCCGCCTCCTTTTCAGAGGATTTTATAAAGGACTATGAGGAAACGGAAAAGGCTATAAAGGAATTTGAAATTAACTATGAGAAGATTTTGTTCCGATTTCGGAGATTTGATAGCAATGTAGAGACCTACTTTGAAAATACGAGCAACATTCTACAGCTTGGCGTAAAGAAAAAGGATGTTGTAAGCAAGCTGAACACGGAACTATCTATCGGGGAACATATAGAACTCATAGGGAAAAGGTTCTTGGTGAACACTAAGCACCTAACTATAAATGAAAGCGGCATGAGGTTTAAGGGAACAGTAAACGCCACCACCGGAAGCCTAGGGGGATTCACCATTAGCGGGAATACCTTAGTCGGTGCGGAGAATACGGCGATTGGATCCGGAACAATCGAGGCACACTATATGAACCTTAGAGGGGCAACGGCGGAGAATATCGACTGTAACCCGGATAATATCCAAGGGAAGCCTGTAACAATGACCTCTAACAGGAGGATAGACAAGGAAAGCAAGGAAAGCTCCACAACATCCTTCAAGGGCGAACTGTATGTTTCCGGGGTTATAGATGCTACCTATGGCTGGAATCAAGAAGTAGATTCTGACGGCGTTCCTCACGGGACACTTCCGAACTTTAGCTTTGATGTTCTCCATGTAAAAGGCGCTTGCACCTTGGCGGGAAGGAGCGGAGCAAAAACCCCCGCGAACCGTGCCAGGTGTTCAGAAATATTTAACGAAAAATGGGAATCATGGTCGGATGCCCGGCTTAAGGAAGGAATCAAGGATATAGACGGAGAGAAGGTTCTATCCCTTTTCCAGAAACTACGGCCTGTTGAGTACCAGCTAAAAGGGAATGCGGATAGGAAGATAGGCTATATCGCACAGGAGCTTGATAAAGCATTCAAGGATTCCGACCTTCCCAGCATTGTAAGGCAAGAGGGGGAATATTTGACGGTGCCTTATGCGGAACTTATCCCGTTAAGGGTAAAAATGATTCAAGAACTATACAGGAGGATAAAGGATGGAAAAGGAACTAGCGAAAGCGGCGGAACTGCTTAACCGGGTAAATATAAGCGGGATTCAAAACATGGTAAACATCGTTACAGCCTACCAGCTAATTACAGGGATGGCGACAGTAGAGGAAAAGGGGGAAGAAGATGGCGCTAAGTAATTCAATCGTTGACTATTTAAACCAAAAGGGACAAGGAAGTTCCTATGCGGCCAGAAAACAGCTTGCCAGCCAGATGGGCATGACAGGCTACACAGGAACGGCAAGTCAGAACATTAGTCTTTTAAATCAGTTAAGAAACGGAGGCGGGAATAACAATCCTTCAGCGAATGTAATGGCTGGGGTAAATCAGCAAGCGCCCGCTCCTGTAAATCCCCCGGCGCAGAATGTAACAACCAGCACAAGCGAAAGTGGGAAGGTAAGCTATCCCACAAGGGGATATACACCATCCGAACAGGTGGACAAGGCATACAAGGCGTACACGGCACGATTAGGATCCATGCCGGGCGACTACAGCGAATCTGAATATGTGGATGCCAGGAGAGAACAGCTAAAGAAGGTAGAGGGGGAGCGACCAGACCCCTTCAAGTCAAAGTATGAGGCGCAGATTTCCAGCTTACTGGACGGAATCTATGGGGAAAAGAAATTCTCTTATACCGGGAAAGACCTTCAGAATGACGACTTGTATAAGATGTATGCCCAAAGGTATACGGATTCCGCAAGAAGGGCAATGCAAGACACTATGGCGAACGCACAGGCGCAGTCCGGGGGCTATGGTTCTACATACGCCCAGCAAGTAGGACAGCAAGCCTATGATACCACCATGGGCGGATTGAATGATAAGGCATTGGAGTTTAGAGACAAGGCTTATCAAATGTACCGGGATGATCGCGCTAATCGGTATAACCAGCTTCAGGCATTCCAAGGACAGGATAACACCGACTATAGCCGCTACAGAGACACAGTAAGCGACTGGATGAATGATAGAAATTACTATCTCAATGCCCTTAATGGCGAGATGGCTAATGACTTGAATGTCTACAATGCGAATACATCCAACTACTGGAACGGTACGAATCACTTAGCCGGGCAGTACAACGCCGACAGAAGCGCCGACTTAAATGCATACCAGCAAGACAAGGCAGAGGAGCAGTGGGCGAAGGAATACGCCATGAAGAAGGAAGCACAGGAGCTTGATAACGAACTGTCTCGATTAAATATCGAAAAGACTAAGCAAGCGCTTGCGCAGATGGCACTAGGCGGAGCCAGCGGCGGCGGTGGCGGTCGTTCCGGTGGAGGCGGCAGAGGCGGAAGAAGAGGAAGGAAAGGGAAGCAAACGGAAGTAAAGGTGGCACCTGTAAAGGCAGAGACAGGAAAGACGGGAAAACCATTAAGAAACGTGCATGATTTGATGGATGCATATATTCCTTTCTTTAACAAAGGGGCAAACAATGTCACTGCAAAACCAACGCCGGCAAACAATACAAAGACGGCATTACAAGATATCTTTGCTCATGATGGCGTTGATTATGACCTTGATGTTACGCCGGACGATCCGCTTACCTACATCACAAGGAATGAGTTAAGAAAGGCAAGAGAGAAGAGAGGATATTAAGATAAAAGGGGGAGAATATGGGAAGATTCAGTTCTTTATTTGACACTAAGCAACAGGAAGAGAATAGAAAGCTTGTGCAAGGATATATTGCAGAGAGGGCAAGAAGAACAGAGGGGAGCGTGGCAAGGCCAGCTTCCCCTATTTCTAATTCTTCCCCACAAGGAGAGATCCAGGCTACGGCTCAAAAGAGCGGTAGCTTTGATTCTTCTCCGCTTGGGTATAGGGAGAGATGGCTTAATAAGGGGCAAGGCACCACGAAACCCGCCGGCTTTTCCTTCAAGCTTCCAAAGATGAACCCTGTAGAAAACAACGGAGGCGGCTATAACTGGAGTGAAAAGCAAGGGGCGATTGGAAATGTTGAGAAGCCTATCCAGAATCCTACAGCAACGGCTCCGGCAAGAACCTATAATACGCCTACCACACTAAGCCCAGAGGCTATGGCTAATCTTAAAAGCTATCAAGCTAATAACGGAACTACAAGCCAGGATATTTCCGGCGGCGTTCCTATTGACTTTCAAGGCTTAGTGAAGGATGCCTACGAGAATACGAGGGAGTATGCTTATCTTAATAGGCTGTCTCAAAAGCCTATTGTAGGGAAGCTGGCTCCTGTTGTTGGTGCCGGGCAATATGTTCTTTCAAATATTGATAGCGGATTCGAGGGAATTAGAAACACGGCAGAGCAAATCATGTCTGACGATAAGATTTCTTCCCAGAACATGAACGGCGCATTTAGAAGCAATGCTATGCGGGAAGGTTCATTGCGTGCCCTTAGAAATAACTTGGGCATGAAATATGACGGTGTAGAGGACACTGGGGAAAAGATTGCGAACTTTGTCGGCGGTACTGCATTGGATGCGGCCAGCTCCGCGGCGAACGCCACCTTGTTCGGAACTGGAGGACTTGCCCTTGCGGCGGGGAATGCGGCCAATCAAGAATACCTTGAAGACGTAGATAATCCTAATATCACAAGAGACCAGATGCTTTTAAGCGGACTGGCAAAAGGTGTAGCCGAAGCGGCTTGGGAGTTTGCCCCGCAATCTCATTTCTTGGAAATGTCTAAAAACGGTCTGGGAACTACCGGAAAAGAGATTGCAAAGAATGTCCTTAAGCAAATGGGACAGGAAGCCATTGAGGAAATGGGAACGGAATTAACCAATACAGCGTCCGATTACCTCATTAAGGGCAAGCAATCCGATATGGTACAGGAATATCTTGCTAGAAGGCAAGCTGGAGAGAGTGACAAGGAAGCGAAATTTAATACCGCTAAAGGGATTGCGGCCAATGTTGCAATGTCCGGACTTGGTGGCGCATTGTCCGGTGGATTCTCTACAGGACTTGCCGGAATGTCCAATACTATTCGGAACGGATTTGCCTATAGCGGAATGAATGGAACCTATCAAGATATTGCCGATAGCGCCGACACCTCCACCGAAGAGGGAAAGGCTATCCATGAGGTAGCTACAAGGCTTGCGGAGAAGGAAGCCAAGGGGCAGAAAGTAAGCTTGATGGATAGGGGATATTTAGGCAATGCCATTGATAACGCCGCCATAGAGGCTTCCAAACAGGCAGAGGCGAATAATTCTACCCTTGAAGCAGAAACAAGCCATAACGGCGAGCCTGTGAAGTCTGGGGAGGAAAATAACACACCTTACAATGTGCTGTCCAACAATCAGACAGAAGATTCCATCCGGGAAGAGGAGACTAAGGCGATAGCACCGGAGTTAAGCAACAGGATTCAGCAGATAGATGCCACACGGAAAGCCATGGAGCAAAATGCTTTGCATGAGTTTTCAGGGAATTACGATACAGAGGGAAAGCAAGCCTTCATGAAAAACTATGACGGCAGCTTAGACCTTCCGACTTACATTAAGGCGTACAATGATATCTACAATATCGCGCGCTACAACTACAAGACAGGACACGAAGATTTGCGGACAGGGGCTGTAAAGACTGCAAGAATGGCATTGCTTAGCGAGGAGCAAAGAAAGGAGATTTACAAAGCCGGATTTAGGGATTTGATGGCTACAGAAAAGAATTGGAACCAGAACTTTAAGGAAAGAGTGGAGAAGAGAGAAGGCGGCGTAATGGATTCCGTGCCTCATGCTCCTAAGAATCTGACGACTGTACTTAATGCCTTGGGGAAGAACACAGGGCTTCTTTTCCGTATCACGGATTCCAAGTATGCAGATGGTGCTAATGGATCCTATGAAAAGGGAAAGGGCATTATCACAATCGACCTACAGAGTGATAATATCCTTGGCACTGTGTCCCATGAAATGACACACTGGCTGAAGGACTATAACGAGATTGCCTATCCCATGTTCCGCGGCCATGTAGTAGAAAGCCTGGTGCGCTCTTCCGGAACTGATTTTGATACGCTGAAGGAAGCCTATAGAAACAGCTACGGCCAGAACATGACAGAGGAAGAAATCGTTGATGAGATTGTGGCGGATGCTACCACTCATTTCTTGAATGATGAGAATTTCGTCAAGGAGATTTTGGCAGACAAGGAAACAAAGGGATTTGCGGCGAAGATTCTGGACTGGATTAAGTCCGTGATTGATGCCTACAAGGAGCTTATTTCCCATACAGGAGACAGAAGGGCAAGCCTTGCTTTACAGGAGGACTTAAAGAGATACGAAGAGGCTAGGGAGTTATGGTCTTACGGTATCGAGGAAGCAACGCAGAATATGAAAAAATATGAGCCTGTTAATCATGCGGAAGATAGCGAAGTGGAGCTATCCCAAGTTCAGTTGCAGAAAACTATTAATAATCAGAAAGGGAAAACGCTTTCAGATAGAATTGATGATGTGTTAACTAATCAGAATTTTACGGAATCTCATGTTTACTTAGGAGACACTCCGCAAATATTGCAAGATTTAGGGCTTAGAAAACTCCCGATCCTTATGACGGCAAAGCACGTTTATAATGGTATCAAGACTAAACAAAACGCAATAAATGAAGGGCGATATTTTATAAAAGATGAGGGTCATCATCATGGAATTGGGAGAAAAAACTTTATTAAAGTCATCAATAACCTTAATAATCCGGAAATCATATATAAATATTCAAATGTTAAAGATGATTTTAGGATAGTCGAAGTGTTTGGAATTAAAGATAAGAGAAACGATCCAATAATAGTTGTGATTAAGCCAGAAGGAAATGGATATTACAATAGTATAAATATTGATAGCAATGTTGCTCTATCAATGCATGGACGGTCAAACATTGCCAACAAAATAATAGATGCACAAAAACATGGAAGAATCCTGTATGTAAGGAATTTGAATAATAAAAATAGCGGAAGCTTTCAAATCCCTGGGTCACAATTACCCAACAACTTTTCAAGCACCGCTGTTGCTAACAGCCTAAACCAATATAAACAAGATGTCAATCAGTTTTTGAAAAAAAATGGGAAATTAAACCAGCTTGATATTTCCGAGGAATACTATCATGCGCTGGAGGAGGAAAACAGTGAGCTGAAGAAAGCGAACAACTATCTAAGCGAGGTTTTGAATGCAGAGAAATCCCATGTTCCCTCTCAAGCTGATGTAAGAAAGACAGCGGATAGAATGCTGGATGAGTTCAAATCTTCCTTCAAGAAAAGCGACTTAGTGGAGCAGTTGACTGGCCTTTATCAGTACCTTAAGGAAAGCAAGAACATTGACGGCGGAGAGGTAACAAGGGTAAGCCGTTCTATTGCTAGGGAAGTTATCGACAATGCCCAGTATCAAGACGAAGACGAAGTAAGGGAGTACAAGGCATTCAAGGGATTCTTTGATAAGCGGCCGTTGTATATTCCGGAAGAGTATATCGAGGATATTTATCCGGACGGATTCGGCGCATTGCGAAAGAAATACTTTGGCAAGGTGGATATCCGAAAGGCGAATGCGGATCATCAGAACAATATCTATGATATTTACAGAGAACTGCAGCGCGAGTTCCCCAATCAGTTCCCGGAACATGATTTCACCAGCAACGATGCAGACGTTGCTTTGGAGATTCTGGACGGATTCGAGCAGTTGCGCCCTAAGGACTATGAGCATTTCCCCGGAGAGGAATATAATCATGCTGTGGACAGGCTGGCGGACGAGATTTTCAATGCCTATTTCGAGGTAGGAGAGGAGAGTTTAAACAACAAGTACAAGAAGAGTTATAAGAAGCTGAAGGAAGATGCCCGGGCAAGCCTTGAACAGGAATACAGAGAGAAGTACGAGGCAAAGCTTGAAAAGTACATTGCCAAGGCAGAGAAGAAGGACGAAAAGAGCGTTGCCAGAATCAAGGCATTAAGAGCGGACTACAAGGATAGCCTAATTGACTACGATACATTTATCCGGGAAGAAGCTAGGATTCTGAAGAAAACCGGACTTGAATATCAAGCCAGAAGGGAATTGCACCAAGCGTATAGAGAGAAACAGGACGAACAGCGCCATAGACAGATTTACAAGAGGGAAATTGTAAGGGATTCTAAGGCTTTAATGAATATGGCCGTAAATCCTACGGATAATCTGCACGTGCCCAAGGTGCTTTTGAAAGACCTTGTGCCGGTGCTTTCCTCTGTAGATTTTTCCTCTGTTAATACCTATGACGGGAAGCTTCCTAAAATTAGCATGACGGCTGGGGAGTTCGCAAAGAATCTTGAAACATTGAATAGGCGACTGCAAGAAGCGGAGAACAACGGAGATATATTCACCGAGAAAGATGGAAAGGGAATGTATCTACATATAGATCCAGATTTAAAGGCGAACCTCCAAGAAATACAGGAAGCAGTTGAGGGGATTGGCGGAAATATGAACCGGCTTACTACTGAACAGCTTCAGACTTTGAGAAACAGCTTGCGAGGACTGAAGAAGATTGTGGAAAGCCAAAACAAGTTTATTTCCGAGAGTACTGGTAAACGTATGTCGGATATAGTGGATCAAGTAATTGACGAATATAAAAAGCAGAAGACCGGAACTGACTACGTAGTCGGCATAAATGAGGCAAAGAATTTCTTAAAGTACGAGATGCTGGATGCACCGACATTTTTTCATGAACTCGGAGATGGCGGGGATTCAATGTATAAGGTTTTGCGGCACTCCTTAGATAAAAAAACCAGCGCTACAATTAAGGCTTCTGATTATTTTGAAAAGTCAATAAAAGAACTTAATATATCTGAAAAAGATATAAAGAAAATGTCTGAAACTAATGTGAAGGTTATGGCTTTAGACAAGAAAGAAGGAGTAAAAAAGGAAATCAATATAAGCAAGGCTCAAATCATTTCCGCATATCTTGATATTTTGAGAGACCAAGCAAGAATGCATCTCCTTGGAGAGGTTACAGACAAGGACACTTCCAGAAAAACTATAGAGGATAGTCTTGGAGGGTTTGTTCTTCCAGATAGGAGGGTTGGATTGGTGGTTAAACGAGATAAAACCGTGTATAAACTCACGGAAGCGGAAATAAATACCATTATTCAAGAAAACTTAACGGAGAATGAAATCGCATTGGCGGAAAAAATGCGCTACATGTACTCTAAGCTTTTGTCTTCCTTCGGCAACGAAGCTAGTAATGCGGTGTATGGCTATGATAAATTCTTGGAAAAGAATTACGTGCCAATTAAGGTTGATAGCGATAGCTTGACAATGAAAAATTCGGATCTGGAAAAAATGATGGTGACTTTGAAAAACAAGGGATTTACAAAATCCTTGCAGAAAGAAGCCTATAATGCCTTGGTGTTGGAAGATGCCTTTGATGTCTTGAGTCGTCACATGGACGAAATGACAACATACTATGCATATTTCCCAGCAATTATCGACTTGCAAAAGTTCTACAACATGACAAATGAGAATGGAGATTCTGTCCATAGGGAAATGTCCAGAGTAATGGGAAAAGGCGGAACTGATTATTTTATGAACCTTATAAGAGACCTGAACGGAGGAAGAGGGGACGAGAGTACTGCCGGGAAGCTTGCTTATGGTGCGGCTGGACTTTATAAAGGCGCCCTTGTTGGCGGAAACCTTAGAGTAGCCATTCAACAGCCTATGTCCTATGCGAGAGCGTGGTCGGCTATAGAGGGTGAGTATTTATTAAAAGGACTTTCTCTTCCTTTGGCAGAGGCAAATAAGGAATGGGCACTAGCCAAAAAGTATGCGCCGATAGCCGCATGGAAGGCTATGGGTTCCTATGATATTAATCTTGGCACAAAGTCAACACGAACATTGCTAACAGGAGAAGAAACAAAATTAGAAAAAGCAAGAAATGCTACCTTCTGGCTCTTGGAAAAAGGAGATGAATTTGCTTGGAAGCGCTTGTGGTATGCGGCAGAAAAGAAAGTGGAAGGCACTACAAATTTAAAGAAGGGAACAGAGGAATACTATAAAGCAGCGGCAGAAATATTTAATGATGTTATAGATCAGACACAGGTTGTTGATACTGTTTTAAACAGAACCAGCGCAATGAAGAGCAAAGACGGACTTGCAAAAGTGGCTACATCATTTATGTCCGAGCCGTCTAAAACCTATAATGTGGTTTACCGTGCCTATTCAGACTATAAAAAAGGGAAAATAAAGGCTGATAAATTCATAAAAACTCTAATGATAGGTGCAATAGGTCAAGCGCTTGTATCTGCGGCGGCTTCCCTCTTGTCTGCAATGAGAAGCAAAGATAAGGAGAAGAAGTTTGGGGATAGATATGTAGATTTATTTTTGAATGACTACGCCAACAATATAAAATTTTGGAATACGATTCCGATTATAGGCGAAAAGGTTGAAGCCGCACTTGCTTCACTGGCTGGGAAAAGAAAATTTTCTTCAGGAAATGATTTTGCGACAAAGCCAATAGAAGATGTAATGACTTCTATTCGAGACCTCGCGGATTATATAAATGGAGATTCTAAGGTTGGCCTTGGTGGAACGATTTATAAAATGAGTAATGCGGCAAATGCATTAGGAATCCCCTTGCACAATATCTTAAGAGATGCTGGAGCAGTCTTTGATACTTGGGCGTATGACATTTCAGATGATGCCGACATTCAGTACTTTAGAGATAAAGCCGTGTTCAGAATGGAGGCAAAAAACAATCGTGATAAGTATGTAAATGTAAATAGGTTCCTATCTTCTGCGTTGAAAGCATATAGTGTAGGAGACAAGAATACAGGAGATAAGATCATCAAAGATATGCAAGAAAAATTAGGGGATGACTTTATCAACGAAAAGCTTGAAGCCACGCTTGCCGGAGACGAAACCATAGCAGAAATGGCGCAGAAAAAACTTGATGGCGTTGATTCTTCGGAGGAAAGGGAGTATCTGCATAACCATGGTTATAGCGATTCCATGATTGATGGTGCTGTAACAAAAGCGTTTCAAGAACTAAAGCCTATCAAGGACGATGAATTAGCGGAACAACTATTTGAGCGTTCTGAAGGATATAAAGAAACTTTTGATAACTATGTTAATTACCAGATAGCAAAAGGAAACGATAGCAATGAAATCCGAAAGAGTATTAAGGCAGCTGTAACAAAGAAATATAAACAGGCGTATGTGGATGCAATCGGGAATCCAGCGGAATCCGATGCAATCTTAAAAAAGATTCTACGAATTACATACGATGGAAAACAGCTGTACACCGAAAAAGACCTAAAGCAATGGGCGAAAAAATAAGGAGGAGAGGACAAGGAAACTTGTCCTTTTCTTTTTTATTGCTAGGGTATCAAAAAATAATGGTTTGTATTATGGCGTTAGAAATGTAGGAAGGAGGAGAAGCTATGCATGGGAGAGGTTAAGGAGCTTTTTAATTTGGTTGACGTGGGAATAATCATCCAGTCGCTAGGGTGGATTCTGCTTGTCCTTGTTACAGTAATTCAGAAGATTGCCCCAGAAGGGAAAAAGCCGTGGAGCATTCTTTTTTCCTTTATTGGGAAGGAAATCAATAAGGAAATGCTGGACAATCAATCCTTATTCGCCAAGAAGCTGGAGGAGCTGGACGAAAAGGTAGTAAGGGCGAATGACTCAATCGAAGAAGTAAAAGCAACGGCCGCAAAAGTACGGATCCAAAGATTTGGGGATGATTTGACAGAAGGGAAAAACGTGGAGAAGGATAGGTTCATTCAAGTATTCGAGGATATCAAGTGCTATAGCGACTATTGCAAGGAACATCGGAAATTTGATACCCCCATGATGGAAAGCGTTACGCGGTTCATTATGGAACAATACGACAAGAAGCTAAGAAGTAATGATTTTCTGCATTAGAAAGGAGAAAGAAGCATGGATTTTGGAATCGGAACAGTAGTAGCTATTACAGTGATTGTGTACCTCATTGGAGCGGGGTGTAAGGCAGTAGAGGGTTTGAATAATAAATTCATTCCTGTAATCTGCGGATTCTCCGGCGCTGCGCTTGGCGTTGTGGGAATGCTGACTATGCCGGATTTTCCGGCAAAGGATATTTTAAATGCGGTAGCTATTGGAATTGTAAGCGGCCTTGCCTCTACCGGAGTTAACCAAGTCGGCAAGCAGCTTACACAATAACTTATATAACAGGAGGAAAGCGTATGAGTAAGAACAAGCCCTTTGAAAGGTACGAAGGCATTGACGAGGATGCCAAGAAGCAGGAAGTCCCGGTAAAGGACAGCAAAGCGGACAATTCCCCGCACCCTGTCGGTTATGGCAGAGGCGTAGGAGAAGAGGACAAGGAGCATGGACCCGGCGTAGAGCTGTAGGGCAGACTTGGGGCAGTACAGCAATGTATTGCCCCTTTTTAATTATGAAAGGGGAACTATATGAATCCATATCAGAGAGGGCAAAAGGCATTGTGTGGCGATTATTTCAAGTATACGCCTAGCGGTGCTGGGCAATTCAAGAAAGCCGCAAGATGGCATACAACGCCAAAAGCTGGCGATGTAGTCTTTTTCTTTAGCCCGGCAATGGGAAGAATTGCCCATGTTGGAATCGTTGAGAGCGTGGAAGGAAACAAGATCACCACCATTGAAGGAAACACTTCCGGCACTCATGGAGACAGAAACGGCGGAGAGTGCAGAAGAAAGACCTACAACAATTTTTCTGTAGGCGGTAAGAATTGGGTAAATGGATTCGCAAGGCCTGTCTATGGAGACGATACTTGCACAGTACAGGAACTTTTAGACGTTGCCAGAGGGGAAATTGGCTACGAGGAGAAGGCTTCCCCTCAAGGATTGGAGGACAAACACGCAAACAGAGGAAGCAAGAACTACACCAAGTACGGACAATGGTACAACAACGGAAAGGCTTTATCCGAGTTCTGGTGTGCGGAGTTTGTAAGCTGGTGCTTCTACATGGCTTGTAAGAATCACGCCACAACGCAACAGGAGTCACGCAGAGAGGGCTGGATTCAGCAGAATGATAAATGGCTGTACTATGTAGACAACGTGCCTCTATGGGGCGGATGGCGCTATATTAACGGCAGATGGTACGCCTTCGACAATGCCGGATTTATGATTAAGGGATGGTTTAAGACTGAAGAAGGCTGGTATTACCTCGGAGAGGATGGCGGAATGCTTGCCGGACAATGGATTGAGGATAAGGGCAAGTGGTACTATCTGACAAAGACCGGGCTTATGGCGACTAATGCGAAGGTTAGAAAGACTAGGGGGGAAGGATTCGACTATGTAGGAGAGGACGGTGCCTTTGATTCCTTTAAATCTCTCCTCCAAAGATTCCCGGAAAGAGTGGAAATAGTCGAGTAAATAAGCCATTTCTTGGCTATAAATCCGTGACAAAATTCGTGACAAAATCCGTGACAAAATTTTGCATTTCAACAAGAAAATCTATCGTTTCGGAAAGATAACGCAACAGGGAAAAGCATAGCTAAAAACATGAAAAAAGCACGTTTCTAAGCCAATCCGCAAGGGTTTAAGGTTTAAAAACGTGCTTAAAAATTTCCAATAAAAAATCGAGGTGACAAGATTCGAACTTGCGACCCCCTGGTCCCAAACCAGGTGCTCTACCAAACTGAGCCACACCTCGGAGTTCCTTCCGTAGAGGAAAGGAACGTCGTTATATTACCCTAAAAGTGAATATTTTGTCAATAGAATTTTTAGAATTTTGATCATAAAAATTTTGAAATTGTTTAGAAAAATGGAGTTGTAAAAATCAAAATAATAAAGAATTTTCGGCAATATAGGTCTGAATATGGGGCAGTCTGAGCCCATCAGTACTTACTGAAAGCAAGCAGAACGAAGCTTGAGGTTAGTACTGCTATGTGGCGAAGCTAGCGAGAGCGTGCCCTAATTCAGGCCTATATTGCTTAGAAAATCTTTTTTGATTTTTACAGTCTTCTGTATTTCTATTACATTTATTCCTCCGGAATAGCCTTTCGAACAGCTTCTACCAAAGCATTTCTACTAAAAGTGCATCCCGCAACAGCATCGATATCATCTATGGTATCTCTGTTCTTTCCTGTTAAAGCTGGCATAGAACGCCTTCTTACGTTGTCCCAGAAGCCGGAATTGCTTCCGGAAAAGGTTTCATTGTCTTCTACTTTAAGGATTTTCTTTGCCTTGCTATCCCAGGTTACCTTTACCTTTACGGTGTAGTCATAGGGGACAACTTCGCTTTCTCCATAGAAGGTTTTGATATAGCTGGGATCTGTCTCTTCCTTAGGCTTCTCTGCCGGATTGCTTTCCTCCTTCTTATTAGGATCTTCGGGAGTGGTATTTTCCGTATCCTCCTCATATTTCCAAATGAAGGTCAAATTCATTTTTCCCCACTGAGGATGGGGATTCTTCAGGTTTACTATAAGGCCGGATATTTTATCTGGATTCCAAGCGATATGATTCTGGGGAAGCTCCTTGCCCTTTTGGTTTTTAACAACTACGCTGTAATCGCTGGTGAAATTTCTCTTCTTTTTGCCCGGAACAGAAACATCATATGTTAAACGTCCCTTTGCAGCTTGAATCTGCTCTTTGGAAATGTCTTTTTCCACAAGCTTTTCTCCATGCCAAAAAACCTCTGCATGGCTGGGAAGAAGATCATCAGAGGAACTTTCTTCCTCGGTGGAAGGCTTATTATCTGCCGGATCTTCTTCATAGCTCCAGACGTAGTCTATCCGCATGGGTGTCCATTCAGGATATCTCTTTTTCAATTGGACGTGAATTCTGGCATGACTTTTCGAATAAGGAGCATCCAGTTCTGTATGAGGAAGGTCTTCTCCTTTGCTGTTTTTTATTACAACGGTAAAGTCTTCCCTTTTGTTATGTCCTTTCATTTTTGCCGGAACCTTTATGCCTTTGAAAATGAGCTGTCCTTTACGTTTCTTTACTTCATCCAAATTATAGTTATCATCTACTACT